ACACAGGAACTTTTACAGCTAACCCTGCAACAACAAATTTACATGTCATTGGAATGGGAGGAGGTGGAGGTACTGGAAGTCAACCAGGAAGACCAACTCAAAACCGATCAGGTGGAAATGGTGCTTTTGGTTACGGAGAAGTAGCTGTTACACAGCCTTACGCTGTTCCATATAGAGCAGCAGCAGGTGGAACTGCAAACGGACAAGTTGGAGGAAATCCTGGTCAAAGTTCATTCGTAGGTTCTCCTGCAGACATTAGTTTTGCAGGTGGAAATTCAGGAATGTCATCACAAGGAAATGCTGGTGCTGTTACTGTAAGTCCTAACGGAACCTTATACGCAAACACTAATCCTGGAGGAACAGCCGCAAGCGTAGCAGGGTTTTTCTTTGGTGATGCTGCACCAGGTCGAGGTGTAGGTTCTCCTGGAAACGGAGGCCCGGGCGGATTATTTATTTTTGAAAATATAGGAAGTTAATATGGCATATGTAATTTTTAATCATGATACACCTTTAAACGAAGATTTTGCTTTTACTAAAATAGCAAGAGACGCCTCTTCATTAGACAAAGTGCGTCCAGCAAATATGAGTCAATTTTATGTGGTTTATGATATTTCTGATGATAATTATAATGCTTTAAGATTGGGCACTAAAACCTGTAGACACGATGGAACTGCTGTTACTTTTTCTGATGTAGATTTTTCTCCTGTTTCAGGAGAAACAATTGTTGCTTTGACAGAGGCAAAACTAATAAAAGAAATAACTTCATACACAGATGCTATAAGAAGTTATATAAGCAAAAATAAAAAAGTAAGCGATTCTACAAAAACTGATTGGTTAAATTATGCAGATACTGTTGATGAGTTAGACTATTCCACTTTTACTGGAACTGATATAAGATTAATAATTGAAGATAAAGGCACTATATTTAGAAGTTTAGCAGAGTTACCTGTAACTTAACTTTACAACAACCATTATTATGTTATAAAAAAATATGGATGAATTTATTCATATTGAACCAATGCCTTTACCTTTAAAGGATCTACAGCTTTTAATTAAATACTCTAATACATTAAAATTTGGTAAAGCTAAACTTGCAAACAATAATCAATCTAGTGATATAAATTTAAATACTAGAAATGTTGGGAGCCATTACATAAGTGAAAATAGTTTTTTAATGTCTGATGTTTTTTGGGCAAATTACTTAGAATTTGTATGTAGAAAAACTTTAGTTAAATATTATAAGAAATTTAATAATATTTTTAGTATAAATAATTTTGAAACTTTTGAAATATTAAAATATAATGAAAGTCATAAATTTAATTTTCACATTGACCATGGTCCGCTTGTGCCAAGAACTTTAAGCTTTGTTTTTTTACTAAATAATGATTATGAAGGTGGAGATTTAATTTTTCATAATAAAGATAAAAAATTTATGGTTCCTAAAAATCCAAATCAATTAGTAATATTTCCTAGTAATTTTCTATTTCCTCATGAAGTTACTCCAATAACTAAAGGTACAAGATATTCGGTGGTATCATGGGCACTATAAGAAAAGATTTTAGGTATAAAGTAATAAAAAATATTCTATCACAAGATGAACGAGAATTATTAAAACATTATTTTAGATTAAGACATAGATCTAATAAACATTTTTTTGACGACCTAATAATAAATAAAACAAGTCCAAATTTTTATGCAGATCCATTAACAGAAGCATTACTTCTTTCAAAACAAAAAATTATTGAAGAAAATTGTGGTTTGGAACTGTTTCCAACATACTCCTTTTGGAGAATGTATACCTTGGGGTCTTCATTACATAAACATAAAGATAGAGACTCTTGTGAAATTTCATGTACTATAGCAGTCGATTCAGATTCAAACGAACCATGGCCGATAATAATAGAAGGTAAAGAAGTAAATTTAAATTTAGGTGATGGAGTTATATATTTGGGAATAGAAGATTCTCATGAAAGAAAAGAATTGTTTAGAGATTATTATTCTCAATGTTTTTTACATTACGTTGATAAAAATGGTCCTTATGTAAACAATAAATTAGATAAACGAAATAGATTAGGAGCATCAAAATGAAGATAGCACAAAACGATGACGGGAGCATTGATATCACATTTAGTGATAAAGATCTTGAAGCCTGTAAAAACAATAATAATACTATACATTTAGACCAAGAGAAGACAAAGCATTGTTTGAATATATTAGTACACTTTGCAAGTATTGTTTATAAAAAACTTCCAGAAAAGGTTAAGAAAATTATGACTCCACCAAATCATCCTTTAATTGGAAGAGAAAAATAACAAGTATCTTACTCTAAACTTTTTTTGTGGTATAATATCATAATATTATGCCATTAACAAACGTACAGATTAGACCAGGATTTAATAAGCAAGTCACACCGACAGGAGCAGAAGGCCAGTGGACTGATGGCGATTTTGTTAGATTCAGATATGGGCTCCCTGAAAAAATAGGGGGTTGGGAACAGATAACATCTCAAACTTTAGTAGGAGCAGCAAGAGATCAACTTGTTTGGGCTGATTTAGATGGTAGAAGATATTCTGCTATAGGTACTCATAAAGGATTATTTATATATTATGAAAATGCATTTTACGATATTACACCGTTAGACACTGCAATTACTGGAGCAACCTTTACAACAGTTAATACGAGTCCAACTGTCACTGTAAATAAAATTGCTCATGGTTTATTAGCAGGTGCTTTATTTACATTTACTTCTGTTACGCCTCCAGTAGGGGCTGGTTATGTAGCTGCAGATTTTACTACAAATACTTTTGAAGTCGTGACAGTAACGAGTCAAGATACATTTACAATTACAATGGCAGCTAATGCTGGTACAACTGTTGCAGCAAGTGGAGCAGCAACAATAAACCCTTATGTAAAAGTCGGTCCTTTAAATCAAACTTCTGGTTTTGGTTATGGTACTTCTGGATGGGGTGGATCTTCAGGAGTTATCTCAACTTTAAATGGACTATTACTAGATGATACAGCGGGAACTGGAGGATCAGGAACCTCAATTACTCTTTCATCTACAACTGGATTTCCAACAACAGGCACAATAAAGGTCGGAACAGAATTTATTTCATATACTGGTATTTCTACAAATGATTTAACTGGAATTACTAGAGATGTGGCAGGCACAAGATCAGCTCATGTAAGTGGAGCTTCTGTTGAAGTTTATCTGGGATGGGGATCAGCTTCAATTACTGGTGGAGTAACTTTAGAATCTGCATCATGGTCTTTAGATCACTTTGGTTCAAAATTAATTGCAACAATAAAAGATGGTAAAACGTTTGAGTGGGGTACTATAAGTAATGTACCAGGTGCGTTAACTACAAGAGCAACTGTCGTTAGTGGAGCACCCACTAAATCTGTTATGTCTATTGTTTCCGAAAGAGATAGGCATTTAGTAATACTTGGAACAGAAACTACAATCGGCACTTCAAATACTCAAGATAAAATGTTTATAAGATTTTCTGATCAAGAAAATATAAATGATTACACACCTACTTCAGTTAATACTGCGGGTACATTTAGAATAGATTCAGGGACAAAAATTGTAGGAGCTGTAAGAGGTAAAGATTATATTTTAATTTTGACTGATACTTCAGCTTATGTAATGCAGTTTGTAGGTCCTCCATTTACTTTTTCTATAAGACAAGTTGGAAGTAATTGTGGAGCTATTGGTCAACACGCTATTAAGTACATTAACGGAGCTGTCTGGTGGATGGGTCAAGCAGGAGGTTTTTTTGTATACGATGGTACAGTTAAATCTGTACCATGTTTAGTTGAAGATTTTGTATTTACAAATAAAGGAAATAATCTTGGAATTAGTTATGGCAATGGAGAACAAGTATATGTTGGATTAAATCATCTTTATGAAGAAATAAGTTGGTTCTATCCTAAATCTGGTTCAACATTAAACGATAGAGTTGTAACTTATAACTACACAGAAAATACTTGGACGACTGGATCACTTTCAAGAACCACTTGGTTTGATGCAACGCTATACGACAATCCATATGCCACTAAATTTAATTCTTCTGGTACACCAACATTTCCTACTATTCAAGGAGTGACAAACCAAAATGGTGCATCAACGTATTATGCTCATGAAGTTGGTAATAATGAAGTTGACTCAGCTGGAAATAAAACAGCAATACCTGCATTTATTCAATCTGGGGATTTTGATATAACAGATGGTGAGGTATTTATGAGTATGAAAAGATTTATACCAGACTTTAAATTATTAAATGGTAATGCGCAGGTTACAATAAATCTTAGAAATTATTCAACAGATTCTTCTTCATCTTCACCTCTTGGTCCTTTTACAATAACTTCGGCCACAGATAAGGTGGATACTAGAGCAAGAGGAAGAGCAGCTAGTTTAAAAATAGCTAACACCTCTACAGATGAAAGTTGGAGATATGGTACTTTTAGAGCAGATATACAAGCTGATGGAATGAGATAATGGCAAGAGTAGATATAGTTATTCCAGAGCCGACTCCTGAATACACAGAGGATAACCAAAGACAAGTTTCACAATCTTTACAAACTCTCAAAGATAAGTTAAACACGTCTTATCAACAAGAAATTAAAAATGAACAAAACACCTTTAATTATTTTATGTCATGACAATTAGATACAAAAGCGAAACATTTGATTTAACTACGACTAACATCACAACAGTTTTAACCTGTCCTGCAGATGCGACTATTATTATTAAAAATGTACAAGCAGTTCACGATACTGCAAGTGGTGTAGATACAGATTTATTTATAACAAAATCAGGAGCTTCTCGTGTTCAAATAGGACATGTTTCTTTAAACAAGTCTACCGACAATTTAATT